TGGAGCGATCTTCCTCAAGGTAAAGGGCTGTGTTCTTATCAACAGCAATAAGCGACGAGTCAGCAGGGACAGATGCAGTCGCAACCAGAGAGTAAGCTGTGCCACCGCCAGCAGCGGCGCTGTGCATATCCACAGTCACGTCGCAGGCATTTGTGCCATCGACATTGGCAATCTGGATCATGTTGATCTTAAATACCTTGCCGCTGGACGCAGCGTTGCTAACGACCGAAGTCGCAGATGTTGAAGATAAAGCCACCATTGCCGATTTGGCAGTGATAGTGGCTACATTTACTACGTTTGGTGCGGCCATGTGGCTTCTCCTTAACCGAAAACAATCGCCATTGCGATTGCCTTACCTGTTGTTGCAGCTGCATCGAGCTGCGGTTGAATAGCCGAGGTAACACCATCGACATAGTTTAATTCTGTTGTGGACGCTGTAAGACCGCTCAAAACGGAAAACTCAGAATTTGTTACGCCGCCAAGCAATGTGTCAACGCTGTCCCAGTTGCCATTCAGATAACCACCCCAAGCGTCTTCATCGCCGCCTACGGTTGGCTTATTCCAAGAATAGTTTGTCGTTGTCGTAGGCATTACGCGGCCCTTTCTAAATAATCTGCATCTGTCCAAGTATTACTTGGATTTGGTGCTTCTGTCCATGATGTCGTCGGATCGTCCGCTTCGAGCCACTTATAACGTGCGCTTGCGCTTACTATAGCACGACTTGCTGCAAGTGCGCTACCGCCCGCAATTATTTGACCGTTAGCAGACGTAGTTGACGCAACTAACCCGGAGGAAGCGCCCACAAGGGAAGCCACGGCAACAGTGGCAATAGATGAAGTCGCCGGTATAGACGCTGCACCAGAGGCGATAAGCACTCCGGATGAAGCGCCATCTGAAACAGACGTTGACGCAGATGAAGCCTCGCGGACGCGGGTGCTGTTTGTATCTACTGTTAGCTGCGGGCTGCTGACAATTACAGCAGACGCCGTTTTAACAGCTACCGTAAATACGCCAGACGAACCAAGAGACACTGCGCCATTTTCACGCTTGCGCTCATAATTCACATTGGATGCAGAGTTGGACGCGATCAAAGAAGCGCCGTCAACAATAATATCAGCAGACGCAGACGAAGCCGAAGACCCAGAAATTAGAGCCTCGGCGTCTTTAACAAGCACCATTGATGCGGTCGCAGATGATACAACGCTTACCGAGGCGGAAGAAACTCTTTTTCTAAACCCAGATGCAGCGGCGCTTGACGTTGCTGAGATAGTTGAGCCGACTAAAGAAGTTTTAAATCCGCTTGCTGCAAGTTGGCTTGAAGCTGAGATTTGAGCTTGGAACTGGAATTCTTTTTCAGCGTTGGCAGTTGCCGACGATGCGGCAGAAACATTTGCGGAGGTTTCCCTGACACGTTGACCGCTAGTTATAACGGCTAACTGGCATGATACTGATATTGTGGCCGAAGCGTTTTTTACGCCAACAGTGGCCATCTGACCAGTTGCAGAAATTTGAGCGCTTGATTGCTTTATACGCTCCGCAGACGCTAAAACACTAGAAACAGCAGGCGCACTTAAAGAGCCTGCTGCCGTTTTGAAGGCGGCAGAAGTAAACGCACCGCTCACGCTTATTTGGGCTGAAGCATCTTTTACAGTGCCATCAAGCCCAAATAAACGAGCGCCATAGTTTCCTGAGCCGTATCCAGCCATCAGTTTAGTCTAGTGTAATATCAAGGTCGCCAGTTGGAATGCGGAAAACATCGCCAGTGTCGATCAACTTGGACACGTTTAGTGCCGAATATGCCAACAAATTACCACCAGAAGACGCATCAAAAATGCCAACATGAGTAACGGTTCCATAAGACGCCGTAGCCGTAGGATACTCAACAGCGGCAGTATTAGAGGCAGTATTTCCAGAAACGGAAAATGTTACTGACTGACGGGCGTAGCCGCCTGTAGACACCTCGGTTCCGCCGCCACCTTCGCCGGGGGCTGCTGTGTAGAGGGCAACATACCATGCGGTTGGGCGGGTTGCTGTGCCAGTTGTGAACGCAAAGTCTAAGACCTCGGTTTCTAGGTAATTTGAAAAGCTCATGTTATGCTCCGTTAGATATATCTGGCGCTATCATACACCAATTTTCAGTTAATAACTAGTTATAATAATTCTGCGACCAGAACCACCAAACCTAGTGTCATCAGATGACTTTTGCAGTGAAGCCAAACCGTTTTGATACAAGCCAGCCCAAGTCTGGGTTCGCGCATCATCTAGCAAGTATGGAGCCGATTGCATTAGTGCGCCATACAGGTAAACATCAGGCTGATCTTGCAGCAACCAATTAAAAGTAACGCTATCGCTCAAACTTGGGATTTGCGCATAATAAGCAAGCTGCATAGGATATTCCGCAGCGGGAGTTGGGAACACCTCTATAGCTTCCCCCATTTGCGTATAATAACGAGAAATGCCAGCAGTGTCGCTGTTGTTCTGCCGTTTTTCCAGCATATCTTCTGGGCCAATAAAATCTAATTTGACCGTAGTTGATGCGGTGATATTAAACCGAACCGTCTCCAACCAATTGTTAGGCACTTGCACATATCGGCTATCAAGCACTGCATCAACACGCTCAATCATTTTATAATGACGCAGTTTGCGATTTATATCGGCCTCTGCCAGCGCAATGAAATCAGGAATAACCGAAAGTAACGATGTATCACCATTACGATTAAGCCAATTGGCAATGGAAGATTGAAGCTCTGAATAAGTTGTGATTGCCATTTAACAGTCCCATGCTTTACGCGACCAATAGTTAGCCGACAATTTGCTATTCTTACCCTTAATACCACCAGAACGCGCACAATACGATGCTTTTCGACTTGGGGTGCTTTTCTTGATGGTCATATTCGGATCGCCAAAGTTAACCTTTTTAACTTGGTTGCCTTCAACCGCCAAGACTTCAAACTTCTTAGGCCCACCCCGGCGAGGTTTATTTACCGCCGTGAAACCGTGCCGCTTTTTTGCAGCCGCTATCTTTTCAGCTTTTGTACGCATTAGAAATCAATAAGCCTCACGCTTTTGCTAAACATTTGCCAGCCATTGCGCATTTGCTTGGTGTTGGGCAACCCTTGCATGGTTTGAAGGATGCTGCTGTAGAATACTTACCAGTTTTCATTTCTTTTTGCCGCCCTTTTTCTTACCCATGCCTTTTTTGCCATAACCCATCATGCTTTCCTTTTTACTGGTTTTTTGTTGGATTTCTTTGCATCGGCCCTGACAACTTTTAAATTTGACCAAGCATTAGGATACGCAGAACCCTTGCGCTTAGACATAGCCTTAGCTCTCGCAATTTGTGCTTTAGTCATTTTCGCCATGATGCACCTGTGTTTTTCAATCACACAGTATCACATTATGCTATTCCACGCAATCCGCGCTTGATTGGTGCGCCCCAATCGGCCTCTGGCTTATAACCAACAGCCAAATATCTAAACGCATCTGCACCGTGAGAAGTCCAATCGTGCAAGGGTCTGCCGCGCCAAGACTTCATCCGCTCGTCAAATTCACGCCGATATTGCAACATTGCTTCCACGCCACGCTCACACCTGCTTTCGTCAAACCAACAACGGTTAAGCATAGAACGCGCAGCTTGTATGCCATCTTCTATTCCAAGCCGGGGAGCTATTTCTATGTCTTTAATGCCCAGCGCGTCCAGCGTTTCCAATCTGCTCTTGCCCGTGCCAAGCTCCTTAACTCTGACATCGTGCGGCAAAATATGCTGCTCGTAATGATAGCCACGCTCACTTAGAGCCTTTGCGTAATGGTCTAAACCTACGCCGCTGCTCTCATAGTAATCTATTAAGCGGATTTCTTTGCCGACATACTGCGCAAACCAGATAGCCGTGCTGTCGCCAATACCCAAGTCCCATGCGGTAACAACACCCACGCCGGGATCGTATGGCACGTTTGAAATGCGCTTTTCTTCTTTGGCCTTTTTCATTTCTGTGGCATAATATGCGCCTTGGATCGCAGCCTCGAAAGAGCAAAGAAACTCTTGAGCATAACGATCCTCGCCCATTGTGCGCTCTGCTTCCGCTAATTCCTCATCGTCTAGGACGCCTGTTTCATCAGCTTTATACATCGCACAGAACCAATCAGGGTCACTTTGCGCGTGGTGGTAAATGTCCCAGAAATCGTTTTTGCCCTTTGGCGTTCCAATAAACGTGGCGCGGCCCTTACGGTCGGCAAGGCTGGGGCGAATAACAACAGGCCAAGCATTAGCCGGGAAGTCAGCGGGTTCATCAAGCACAACGCTGTCAAAATACAAACCACGCATAGCATCGTAGTTATCAGCGCCGAATAAACGGATGCGGGAACCATTCGGGAAATCGACACGCAATTCGCTTGCATTGGCAACAGCGCCTTCAATGTCTTTGGTATATTCCAGCAAGTAATCCCAAGCGATAGCCTTTGCCTGTCGGTAGTACGGAGCAATGTAAGCAACCCGCACTTTTTTACGCGGTATCGTTAGGGCATCTCGTATTAGGTCGTTGATAGCCGCAACCGTCTTACCAAAGCGCCTGTGGGCTACGATTACCGCCCAGCGTTGCTTTCGCGCATGATACGGCCTTAGATGCGTTCTGGGGCGATAGTTAATCGTCTTGGTCTTCATCGCTTAACCATTTGTACGCATGAACGTGCTCGCCATCATTACCAGCGCCCTCTAGCCTTTGGGTTTCTTTCCAACCAGCTTGAGTTTTTAAATAAAATATTTGTGCGCCTAAATCACCAGACCGGGCTTTTTGAATTAGATTTTGCGCAACGAAGCCAACAGCCTCCGCTTTTCCCTTTTTATATTGTGCGGAAACTTCTTCATCGCGCTCCATTATGTCATAAAAAGTGCGCCGACCTATACCAAAATAATCAGCTATTTGGTCAGTGCTTAAAACCGCAGCCAAAGTTTTAACTTCTGACTTTTGATCTTTTGTAAGCTCTTTGCGCGGCCTACCGCCTTTGTTCTTTTCATCAGTCATGCCGATACCCGTTCTTGCTTCAATTCATCATAGGTTTGCGCAGTTGCCTCCAGCTTTGCTTTCTGTCCTGAAAAGTTCTGCCAGCGCTTTATGATAACATCGCAGTATTTCGGGTCTAACTCCATCATGCGGCAATCTCGGGCTGTCTTTTCGCAAGAAATTAGAGTGGAACCGCTGCCACCAAATAAATCAAGCACCGTGCTGTTTTTGTGATATGTGTCAAGAATATCTGTAATCAAATCCACTGGCTTTTCGCAACTGTGGATGGTCTTGTGAACCCTCTTTTCTTCCCAAACATCAGCAGGGGCAGTCGATGGATAAACGGGCTTACCATTAAGGCACAAATAGAACGGCTCATGTTTTGGCCTTGAATAATAACCAATACCAAAATTGTTTTTTACCCAAATGTGCATCGCTTGAATTTTAAAAAACTTTTTTATGGCCTTTTCAAATGCGCCAATCTTACTCCAACCCGTCCAAATAAACGCATATGTGTCAGGTTTCATTGCAGACATAGCGGTGGCGAAGGTATCATTTAAAAACTCGTCAAATTCTTCCCCCTCAAGTGCATCATTCAATATTTTGCCATGCGTTCCCCGCTGTGGTGAGAAATCAATTCCATAAGGAGGGTCGGTAAAAAGGACGTCAGCTTTTTGCTCATCCATCAGCTTCTCAACTGCATCAATGCTTGTGCTGTCTCCACACATAAGCCTATGGCACCCAAGCAACCAAACATCGCCTTCAACTGTAACAGGAACCTCCGGCGCTTCTGGCACGGCGTCCTCGTCTGTCAAACCTTCAGTTTCAGGCTCCTTCAGGATGTTGGCAAGTTCATCGGAGTCAAAACCGATTAAATCTAAGTTAAAATCTAAATCTTTAAGCTCGCCAAACTCAATGGCCAGCATATCGTTGTCCCATCCAGCATTTAGCGCCAGCTTGTTGTCGGCAATGACATAGGCTTTCTTTTGAGCATCCGACCACCCAACAGCGGTAATACAGGGAACCTCTTTTAAACCGAGCTTTTGCGCGGCGAGAAGTCTGCCATGACCCGCTATTATTTCGCCATCGATGTCGATCAATATCGGGTTCGTAAATCCCCACTCTTTAATGCTGGCGGCTATCTGCGCCACCTGTTCATCGCTGTGGGTTCGACTGTTTCGGGCATAAGGGATGATGCTGCTTATGCTTCTGCGTTCTACTTTGTCCGCTGGCCAGTTTTGTTCGTTCATTTGTTACGTCCTTCTCAGGGTGCGTATAAATTTAAAAACTGACAGAAAAGCAAGGAATTGGGAAACTTGCTTCTCTGCCAGAAAGGGGAGTTAGTTCTGGGAGAAAACTAACCGAGCAGACTGTCTGTGAGAACAGTATCTGCATTTAACCATAAACCTCTGCTTTTTGCAATGATGCTGTTCTTTTGTACTTAGCCAAGTCGCTTTCACTAATCATTCCCGTTGCCATCAACGACTGCGCCTTCTTACCGCTTAACCATGTTTCACACACTGGATGGCCACCTTGGATGCGCTTTGCGTTTATTGTTACCGGGTTTAATAGCCATTCAGCTTCAACGCTATGATCTGCAAAAACTGGCTTGGCCTTTCGTATTTGCTGCGCCGCTTTGGAAAGCTCTTTGGCTGTAGGCCATGTGCGGGTTTCTAAGTTACCCAGCACAGCCTCTTCAAAATCATTAAACCAATCTGTCAAACCTTGGCTCGGTGCTACCTTGTTTATGCACTTGGCAAGGAATGTGGCTTCATCCTTTATGGCTTGTGCTTGCCCGGTCAGCGCCCTTGGTGGGTTCAATCGGCTTAGAAGTTTAAGTGTTAATTCTTGTATCTGTTCATCACGCATTTGGTTTCACCATTTCTGCAAAAATCTTATGCACTAAGTTTTGTTGATCTTGTTCGCTGTCTGCTTGAGCGAATACTTCATCATCCCATCGTTCTTGATTTAACCATGTAGCGGGATGCGGGATAAACTTTTTGTCTTTGCCCTCTACACTGGCCGCATACAAAGCAGCCTTTGAAATAATAACATCAGGGTTGGTCTTTGCAACTGCAAGTTCCCAAGCCTTTCTCGCTAAACCCTTCGCCGTCTTTCTTGGAAAGCATTTATAAAAATCGTCAAACTTTTCGACCAATATATTATCTTCTATTCCAAGGTTCTTTCTTCCAAGGTTATTCATGCGCAGATTTTGCGTATCCCCATGCGCAGATTTTGCGCTACCCATACGCAGATTTTGCGCATCGGTCTGGAACTCTTGGGAACTCTTGAGAAACAACTGGTAACTATTGGAAGTCTTACCACCTTCAGCACGAAACCTTTGAGTCACTTGTATAAGACCAAGCCCTGCCAAATCGGCTATATGCTTCTCCACAGATCGCCGGGACATTCTGCACACCTTAGCCAGCCTGTTGATACTCGGAAAGCACAATCCAGTTTCACCGTTATGGTGGTTAGCAATCCAATACAGAACAATCTTTGGGGCAGGAGCTAAGTCCTGTTCCATAGCAAGTGCTGTCATTTGGTGAGACATTAGACTTCCCTTTCAAAGTATTCCGAAACCCTTTTGACAGTATCATACTGCATATTTTCAGCCCCGGTCAGAAATTTATATATCGTCGGGCGCGTTAAACCTGTCTCCCTAGCAATCTTGCTCATGTTTACGTCAGTTAACTTTTCACGAATTTCGTCTGGCGTTAGCATTTAAGTCTCCATCAATTATTTGCAATTTATGCTTTACACCCGCAAATATCTATTGTAAACCCCAAGATGCAGACAATGGGAGAAATAACAATGACCGTAAACGATAAAGAGTTGTTAATTAGCAAGATGTACACATTGCTAACCGAACACTGGATGGACGTTTCCAAAAAATTTGAACAGAAAGAAATTAGCTTTGAAGAGTATAACAAGCTAAACTTTCCTGTCGGTGCAATTGAAAAGATTAGCAAAACAATAAGAGACTTTGAGGGAGACCAATAATGACCGAGACCAAAAAATTCCACGATGCTATGGAGCTTGTTAGTGAGTTAAATAAATCTCACGGTGTGATGCAAAAGGGCGGCAAGTCATACACAGAGGTTTCCACACGCATGGAAGCCTTCCGCATTACGTTTGGCGGCAATTACGGGATCGAAACAGAGCTTGTATATAACGACCAGCAAACAGTTGTTGTTCGAGCCATCATTAAAGACAAAGATGGTTTTATTGTTGGATCGGGCCTTGCGGAAGAAATACGCGGATCATCCTACATAACCAAAACATCAGCCTTGGAAGTTTGCGAAACATCTGCAATTGGACGCGCATTGGCTTCGCTGGGACTGCATGGCGGCACATATGCGTCTGCTAATGAAATGGTGGGTGTTGAACGCAAGAACGAAACAATAGCACCAAAGCACACGCCAATGAGCATAGCGCCAGAAGACCGGGTGCAGGCGGTTGTTGATTTCTACAGTAACGGTTGCAGCGCGGCTGCTTTTGAAAAGTTTGAACCAAAATACGTCAAAACAATAAACCAAGTCGGTCTTTCAGAGGAAGATTTTAACCGCATGGTTGAAGCACATGATGATCGCAAAAAGGAGCTAAAATTATGAAAGTCATTACAATCGCAGGGACTGCAACCAAAGATGGTGAAGTTAAAGAGGGGGGAATGGACAAAGCTGGACTCGGTTCGTTCTCGTTAGCTGTAGACGATGGTTATGGTGCAAACAAATCAACCATGTATTTCGACTGCACGTTTTGGGGCAAGCGCGGCATAGCCGTTGTTCCTTATGTGAGCAAAGGTTCCAAAGTTACTGTAAGCGGAGAGCTAACACGGCGCGAATATAACGGCAAAACATATCTGGGCGTAACGGTTAACGATTTGACGCTTCAAAGTTCTAAGAGCGCCTCTAGTGACCCTGTTAACCATGTGAACCCTGTTAACTCACCCAATGACACATCTTCCGATATGGACGATGAAATTCCGTTTTAAGGAGTAATGGCAATGAAGTACGAGGTGCATCATATCATAGTTCTGGACGATGGCACAAAAATGTCGATTGAAGATTATGAAAAACAGCAACAACCAGTAAGTTGGGAAACCGATCTATCGCAGCGACTTGTGAATGGTATTAAATATTATTTTGGCAAGTCTGTTGATTTAAATGATCCAAGTGATCGGGATCGAGTTGCAAGACAGAACATTTTAATAGTGCCAAATCTTGGTCGTAACTCACGCGATGAGCTAATAGACTACATCACAAAACATTGGCCTTGGCAAAAATGTTACGGAGATCATTCTGGTTATGACAGATATATTAACAAACTGAACGATGACAGATTTAAAAGAATTAAAAGAGAAAATGTGCAGAGGAATTATAACATATATCACGAAAGATCGTTAGGCAGCACCTATAAGGAAATTGGTGAAAAGTACAATTTAAGCATGGAAGCCGCGCGAATAATTGTTTGGAAAGGAAACAAGTACGGTCAGCAATATCTTAACCCGTTCAATGATAAATATCTTTATTTTTCCGGTGGTATATGAAAGTGCCTAAAATTCAAGTTGAGTTGAGGGATGGGCAGTTACTGCCTGTTTCTCAACATGACTCCGAGCGTTTAGGCGAGTGCAAATCGGGACAGCTTTTTAACCTGTCAGTGACCGGGACAAGATCAAACCCGCACCACAACCTGTATTGGTCAACCTTGAAAACCGCGTGTGAAAGCACTGGTATGTGGCCGACAGCCCAACACTTACACCATGAACTGAAATTGGTTTGCGGCTATTACAAGACCACCATATCGCCGCTTACGTCCAGCATCGTGCGCCATGTGGACAGCACAGAGTTTAGTGCCATGACACAGGCAGAATTTATGACATATTTTGAACTTGCTATGAGCAAATTAGCGGAGGCAATTGGCTATGACCCACTGCACGGTAGGTAAATAACAAACTTGAAAAAAATCCTATCTAAAACAAGGTTTTCAGAAGATCAAAAATCTGATAATGATTTTAATCAATGGAATTAGTTTGGTCTAACCCAAAGCCCACCAAGGCCAAGAAAGACCCGAAGTTTTTGCAGATGCTTCGGGAAAAGGATTGCTGTATTTGCACGGCGTTTAACTTGCCGCAAATGTCACCGACTCAAGCGCACCACGTTATTCACGATAGGTTTAGTAGATCGAAAACCGCTGATCGAATGGCGATCCCACTATGTGAGGGACACCATCAGGGATTATGGGACAACAGTAAAATTGCCATCCACCAAAGCCCGAAAGAATGGCGCGATCTTTATGGGCCAGATTACTCCTATTCCCAAGAGATAGATATATAAAGCACCGGGCCTCTGTCGGGGTGACAGAACACCTTTTTAGCTTTTACGCTGTGAACTTGCTTATCATCCAATATAACGCCATGCGGCCCTGATATGCCGTCTAAAGCGGCTTTCAATATGTTGTCTAAGTCTGGCTTTGTGGTGTGCCGAAATGCGTCAAACTCAGCGGCGATCTTTTTAGTATTCGACCAGCTTTTCGGAATGTCCATAAAAGCAACCATATCTATATGAACTGGCCTGTTGGTTGCTTCTAGCCGTTCTCGTTGCATAGCGGCCCACGCAGCGGCCTTTATGCGCTTTTCATACTCTCTAGTCTTCTGAGGCGTGTAAACGTGACCAAATCGGCTCATGCGCGGTCTGGCCTTGCCTTGGGGTTGTCCCTCTACCTCAATTTCAACACGATACATGGCGCATTGATAGTTTTTTTAAAAAAAGTTGTAAATCCCTCTTGCAATAGTGTAAAACGTAATATACATATAATGATATAGCCGAGGCAATTCCGCCAACGCACGCCGATATGGAGGTTCCCATGGCACATTCTCTTTCTTTCTTGCTTTCATTAGAGGCCGCTCAAGGTCGCATGGCCGAACGCAAGCCAGCGTTTGTTGTCCATGTTGAAACATCCAGCGACATGAATGTTGCTGATCGTTTCGTTGAGCTTGACGCTGACGACCTCGGTCACGCTGGCGACCTTGCCCACGCATGGGTGAAGTCAATGGGTAACGCCTCCGCCGCGATCCGCCGCGTGATGCACAATGGTGAGCTGCACAAGCCGTGCGCCATTGTTTAACGCAACACGGGGAGCTCCGGCTCCCCACCAAACTTGAAAAAAATCCAGTTGTAAAAGGAAAGTAAAATGGAAACCCAGACAAAACAAATTCTGCAATACATGAGAACGCAGCCAATAACCGCAATCGACGCCCTGCAATATATCGGATCGTTTAGACTCGCGGCGCGCATTAAAAACCTGCGGGATGAAGGCCACGATATTCACACTGAAATTATCACAACTAACAGCGGCGCTAAAATTGCCAGCTACAGCTTAATCAAAGAAAAGGAGTAATGGTTATGGATTGGGAAATTGTTGGAGAAGTTTTATTCATCACGGGTTTATTTGCATTGGTTCTGTTTCTGTAAATAAACGCTTGCAACATTGTAAATAGCGCAATACAAAAGTGCGTATAAGATAACAGGAGCAGATCATGAATTATTACTCAATAAAAACCGCAGTAGAAGTTAAGGGCATCGAGTTAGACATTGAAGTTTATTACGAAGCCGAAAAAGGCATACGCTGGGCAGATGATCCCGGCGAGGTAGAAATAGAAATCACAAGCATTTGCAAACCCGGCAAAACCAAGCCAGTTTCTAAACGCCTTAGTGATAAAATCCTTGAGCTATATAACTGCAACCTGATCGAATACATAGATGAAGACTTTGCCGAGCGGGGTTATTAAAATGAACGTAAAGCTCAAAGAAAGCGATATTGGGATCATGATAAGATGCGCCGAAAATGGTTTAGATCAAAACCAAACGGCAGATGTATTAAATGTTTCCCCAGCAACAATCAGCCGCAACGCAAGGCGGTTTGGAATAAAATTTAAAACTGTAAAGGATAAGACTTGTGACAAATGCGGAGTTGACGGTTGCGTGTGCAAGACAGCAGAGACTGCTAAAGTTGATGATAGAGAAGTCCAAAAAACAAAGCAGACAAAACTTGACGCAGCAATTAGAAGAAATCCTCGCGCTTGGGCAGTTGATAAAAAGAAACATCGAAAAGAACTCGCAATAGCCGCAATTCAAAAAGAAACGCGACCAGAGGTAATTAAAGAAATTGCTTATGCTTGGAATGTTTTAGAGTTTGAGATTGAAATGGCAAAGATGGGAAAGCGCCCAGAGCTTCCGATGCAAATAAAAACACCCAACAAACAGCAAATGCAAAAAGAAAAAGCTCGATTGCTTAAAATATCCGAAGATCGCAGGCACCACATTATTAGCTTCTTTGAAATCGGCAAAGACTACACGGTGCCAGAACTTAAAAACATGATGGGCGACGATAACATGGGCATGAATGCTTCTGTTATTAGCGGATTGATGAATGGCCTTGTGCAAATGGGTAGGTTGAAAAAATACCGATTGGAATATCAAAAAAACAAACCAGATTACTGGTTGTATTACTTGCCCAATCAAACACCGAAGGAGCGCACTCATGACTAAAGGAGATATTGAAAAGATTTTGGACGATGCGTTTCGCAAAGTGTTTGGAGATAAAACGTAATGGATGAAAAGGAAATGGAACGCATGATTAACGCAGCCGGCCTGATCGGAGCTATTATTGGCTTCATCAGCGGCGTTAGCCTAATGGCGCTAGTCGCTATAATATTTTGAAGTCGTGTGGGTGGCCGTTGATATTTAAAAGTTGGCGCTTTTTGGTAGCAACGTCACCGAGGTAAACAACCGCCCCGATTGGAAAAGGGCAATTTATGTTGTGATGATAGCCACCCACTAGAGATTTATACAATCCAAGTTAATCTGACACAAGCCATTTGTGAATTTTGTAAGTCTGTTTCATACGATCTTCCAAACCGTGCGTTCCGCCATTTACAGCCTTCGTCACGGTTTTAATAGTGTCATCGGTAACGTGTTTACAATGAACCCAAATGTTGTTTTTGTCGAAATACCAAATAGCACTCTCCATAGCGTATTCGGTTGCAACTAAATCTGGATTGTCCATCACATCTGGCAAACGCATTTCGCTTGCAAATGCTCTGTAATTAAAGCGCCCGGTGCATTGGATGAACCCTCGCCCGCGAAATAACCACCCGTCATTGTCTTTCGTATTGCCAAGCGGGTATTTTCGGTTCTCGTCCATATATACATAATTCGCAATTTTTTGAGGATTACGGGCATATTCTTCCGCCTGTTCGTCGGTTTTGAAATAACGTCCAAAGGTTGATCGCAAACCTTTTGCGGAATAGTTTAGGTTTTCTTCTGGCTTACGTCTAAACCCACCGCTCTCATGGTGGCACTGTCCCAAAAAATGTGACGCGGCTTCAGGCGATAGTTGATAAAACTTAGCAATCGCTCTGGCAGTATTCGGGCCAAATTGACCATCGGCCGCAACGCCGCATTTGGATTGCAGTTCACGCATTGCATCGCTCATGATTTTTTTCCTCCGAAAAATTTAGTTGCTGATCGCACGGCGAAGCTACTCGCAACGATTACCCCTAAAGTGTAGCTGTACCAATCAGGCATTGTATCCAATGCAGCGAAACCGTCCGTGACCGCTTGCTTGGCCCAATCAAAAGGCAGGAAGCTCAGTATCAAGGGAATGGAGAAAAGCAGAACTAAATACTCGTCCTTCCAGCTGTTTTGCGTACCTTGGGCCATAATCTTTTCCCAATCCGCTTCAGAGGTAGCAGCCGACTTCATTATGGTTGCCTTGGCTTCCGCCTCAACCAACTTTAGATTTGCTGACGCAGCCTGTGCGCTTGCTTTACCTTTAAGCCAGCCGCCAGCTAACTCAGCTACTGGCCCTATCAGTGCTTGAAGCATTTTTACTCTCCATTGCGTTAAAACCAAAATAAGCAGCAGCGATACCAGACGCCCCGATAACATAAACCGCCGCTATGTCAGCCAATAAACTTGCAGCGGTCTCTAAGCCCCACAGAGAGGCCGCTAGAATGACGAAAGGGTATAAAACCATCCCTGATAAGGAAAACCATGTCATGCGCCTCTGTGCGTCTCTCTTAGCGTCTGAGTCCTCCATGCGGCGGCGGCGGTCTTCCAACATGATCTCATGCTCTATCGGATCAATCTCTCCATTACCGTTTAGATCAAATTCATTTGGCATATTTTATTCCTCTATCTCGCAAAAGTGCTAAAACTTCAGAAAAATCTCGACCCGACCGCGCAGCCAAGCCTTGAATTACAAGCTCAACATTCTGATCGAACAGACGTATGATCTCTGCGTCTTTCATAGATTTACCTTGAAGCATTGTAGATATTCGTTGTTCTTTGTTACCAAAATAGATGCTCGGCGCAGCTCATCAGTACAATCCTTTTCGCTGCTGTACTGGCCCACCTCAAAGTGGTTGACGTTAGTTTCAAGCTGGAACCAGAGCAACAGCCACATCACCGAGCCTCATCCGCTAGAAACGCTGCGAACCATAACAACCCGCCGCTACCAATAGCGAACACGGCGAATGCAACAGCAACAGTAATAAAGTAAAATATGCGGTCGCGTTTTGCCGCCTGCTCCTCAAGAGCTTTCTTTTGTCTCGCTCTGGCTGCGCCCATTTCGCGTTGAACTGACTCCCACATGCCGGGAGGCCCATACAAGCGGCAATGAGATCGCAGAGTATCCATAGCCTCTTTATGCTTCATTTTTGCGTTTGCAATTGCAAAGCCCTCTTCCTCCGTAGAGGTAAGCCTACCCAGCGGGCCTTTATGTCGGCCCTTTTCTGCTAAGTTTATATCAGCTTCCAGCTTTGCCAGTTTGCCAAACTGAGGGAGTATTGAACCAACGTCTTTCCCAGCCTGCACCGCAGAGCTAATGCTTCCAGATATTGTGCTAACCGCACTCGCGAGAGCTAAAACTTCAATCATGTTTCAACGAACCTCGATGGGCAAACGAAGAGATAGCTGACACGGTAAACCTTATCGTACCACAAGCCATTCTTTTGAAGACCACAATCATAGTAGCAGTATTGAAACAGCTGGTTCCCGCCCTGCGTCCAAGCATGGTTGAATGACACAAAGGCAAGAACACAGATCATCAGCCCATCTTGGTAAGCACTGCAAAAAGCATTGCGATGGTAGTTCCGGCAGTAGCAATTAAAATTGCTTCTAGGCGCTTTACTCGAGCAAACACCTCTTTGAACTGCAAATGAACAGTGGTTTCTAGCTTTGTGATACGCGGCTCAATGACATCAATCCGGTCATGCGCAGATGCAACTGTGTTTCTAGTATTCATATTTACGCCCTCAGTAGCCGTGAACCAGTAGTTTCGCGTAATCACCGCTCAACAGTTTCTTCTTAACATATTCTGCAAACTCTTTCGACCCTAGTTTTAAACCAGACTCGGACATCCATGTTTCGACAACAACAAACGGGATTTGGCCCACATGGCGCATATCACTACGCGCAACCGTTCCAGCAATTTGTTTTTCTTTGTTATAATCAAGGATCGACTGCACATCTTGTGTGCGTGAGATAACAACCTTGTTATCCTCTTCCTTAATTTTTGTTTGCAATTGTTCTATCATTTTTTCTTTTTTGGCTTTTTACCGCCAACCCATGCTTCATTTACATCAGGAGTGCTGGGATCATCCGACTTCAACTGACCTTTTTTATTCCGTGCGCGCTTAACTTCCACAGCTTCTGCAAAGCCGTTTGCAATTAAAACTTTCGCCTCTTCTGAGGTGACTTCATAAGTTTGACTTTCTATCGCGCGAGAGCCACCAACCCATGTTTTATCTGTCGTGATTTTTACTTTAGGCATTTTAAAACTCCAAAAGGGGAAAGGGGGCCATTACAGCCCCCAATCGAATTAAGAAGTGGAGCAGTCAGCAATAAAGCCGTGAGCTTTTTGCGAACCAACCTGAAGGCCATATTCGACCGAGATAAGTCGACGCTCAGAGTGGCCTGTTTTCGCTAATGGCTCTTGCTTTGCAGTCTGCAAGTAAGCAACCGAAGCATAGCTTGGGTCAAGTACGAACACATCACGAGGACGAATGTGACGCGATGGTACAATTTGCAATTCACCAAAATCGGACACATAAACGTCGATTGCAGCGTTCAACTTGCTGTCTTCCGCTTCTTTGTAGCGCGTAGCGTTACCTGTAAAGGCAGACATTTTTTGCTTGTTGAAAGAACCACACAGAACAACAGAAGGTTCTGCACCATTATCCCAGCAAGATGCGATAACAGTTTTCAGAATATCCTCTGTCAGATCGCGCTTTGTGCCATCTGTTGCAGCGGCGTTAGGGAAGCCAGCTTCACCTGTACCGGATGTTGTACCAGCAGAACCACCAGTACCAAACGCAGTGTTTGTGGTGATAAAGGCTGGCAAACCAGCGGTTGCACGGGCTGTACCAGAAGAACCAGCAGACGCGGCAGTATTAGAAAGCAACATGGCTTCCATATCGCGTTTCAGTTCCTTCAGTTTGTAAGCAACTTGCTCTGCAACTGTTTGCGCATCGCCAACACCGTTGACTTGGTTTGCAGTAGAAGACACATCGACAACTTTATCTGAAATCTGTGTGTAGTTCCCTTTGCGAACCGCATTGGTTGGTGAGTCGTTACCGGGAGCAGACTCGCCTTCAATTACGCGGTTGTCAGTTGCGACTGCCGCAAGATCAACTTCGCCCCACTCATAGTAAGTGTTTTCGACGTTGCGTGTGCCAATTGTAGACATGAAAATTGTCTCAGTTGGCGTGATCGAAATCAAAGCATCTTGAATATCCTCGCGGATAGTTGTGACGTCATATGTTTCGTTTGTATTAGCTAGAACACCCATTGTGTTTTCCTTTCGCTATGACAATAAGAACGAAGTGACACTTTTTATGTCACCGCTTTTCTTCATCCGAGAACGCACTTGTTGTCGCCGTTTCGCTTGACCATCCTCTGTTCGCTTTGCCCCCGGTTTAACCATAGGACGCGCAGTTTTTGACTTTTCTGCGACCTTGTCCTTTGTTCCCTTGAGCTTCTGATAAGCTACCGCGTCACGCATGATTTTGAATTCCCATCCGTGTGTCAACGAGCTAACGATTTCTTCTGGAACGCCATAATAACCAGTGGCCGTTGCGTGAATATCAGATAAGAGTTTTTTGCCCTTTTCTGGATCGCGCAGCTCTGGAATTTCTTGTTTCAGAATTTCAGCTTGTTGAGCAATATAGGCATTATTGGCTTGCGCCTGTTGTGCCTGTTGCTGCTGCCTAACTTGTTCAGCCTCTTGTTTAAGGCTTTCAAATTTTGCAGCATTTTCGCGGTATTCTTCCATTTGCTCCAAATAGCCTAAAGGGTCGCTGTTTTGCAGCTCCTTTGGTGGCTTCTGAGGCATTTGTGAAAGTTCACCATTTTCGAGTTGGTTAATGCGTTGCAAAAACTGTTCACGTTCTTGTTGCATGGTTTGGTTCAGTTGCTCCAACTCTTTACGAGAATTAGCATTCTGTTCCATACCCTTTTGGACGTAATCTTGCCCAGCGTAGCCACGCTTTAGCTCTTGCAGGGTCACTTTCTTTAGTTGACCATCTGACTTTATTTCAAGTTCAAGATCGTCAGAAAGCTCCACAGGAGCGGCTGGCTCGTCGGTGTATTCATCCTCATCTACATTTTCATAATCAGGCTCTACAACCTCATCATCACTATCGTAGCTAGTGTCATCCTCGCTCTCAGCCATTACCTCTTCCGGTTCAGTCTGAGCGCCCTCAGTTACCTCCTCGGAAGCCTCAACAGCCTCGCTTGAATTATCTTGCTGCGGGGTTTCCATCAGCATTTCAGTTACAGAAGCTATGCTTCCATCGTTAGGATCAGTCGGCATTGCGGTGCTTACCCTTCTTTTCTATGAGCATCTCAGCGTTTACGTCCGCTTGGAGAATATACTCAATCTGGTTTAATGCTCTCAAAATGGCGTGAGCGTCTTCACGTTTTTCCACTTCGTCGGCGCTACTATTCGCAAAACCCTCAAGTTGCTGGTCTCGCAAATCCTTCATGATTAGCTGGAAATGTTCGTTTTGCATTAACGACCGAGATCGTGCTGCCCTAACCTTGTAATCCATAACCGCCCATCATTTGTTCGTTGTGTGCGCGTGTCGCGTCCTGTTCTGCTTTGACAGAAGCAACATTCACAGTTGCGTTATACTGGCCCAAAATCTTCGCGACTTCAACGGCAAGGTCTTGAACCATCTCATCACGCTTCAAATCGTCCTTCATAGCAAGTTCGTGCATTTTAAATTGCTGATCGGCAGATGCTTTTTGTGCATCCAATTGCAACTTCGCCATATCGACTTGAACTTTGCTTTGCGCTTTCATTTGCTCTGCCATTAAAAACGCTTGGTTTGGATCAGATGCTGGAGCGCCACCTTGCTGCTGTTGTTGTTGCGCCATCATTGCCTCTTGCTGCTTTTGAGCAATTAGCTGCTGTTCGCTTTCTGGCGTAACTGGCTGGTAGTAACGGTCTGAATTTTTAAGACCAACCGCAGACAACATATCGCCAAGAGTGTTGCGAATATTAGTCATCGTGACCATGCCATTATTCGGACCGTATTGCTGCCAAATGCTCATCTGCATCTGAACGGTCTCGCGCAGCACCGCAGCTTTTTCATTTTCGCGGCCAGTACCCAACCCGACATTAACTACAATATCCATGTCGGCGTTCCATACGCGCGGATCGACGGCGACGAACTGATTATTCAGACGGATAATTTCTTCTTTGTCTGAGTTTTTAATTATTGCCGAAGCAATCAATCTAAACAGTTGACGCATACCGCCTTCAGCTAAGTTACGCGCCATAACCTCTGACTGCCCCGCAGCGCCCTCCATGGTGGCTGCAACAGCTGTCGCGGTGGCTGACTGCAATACATCTGGATCAAGCCCCTGTGCGGCCTTAGAAACGCCTGTCTTGTTATCAACCAGCATATCAAAATATTGCAGCGCGGGCAGAGTAGAGCCCGCAGTAAATGGAACAACTTGCTCACGAATAGCGCCGGGTGACTTTACCCTAACAATTCGACCGATCTCGTTATTTAAAAGATCGTCTATTGAAACTTGGCCGTCGACAACTTCAAGGCCCGGATTGTTTGTCAGTGCTACGTTATCCAAAACGCCGCGAAGCATTGCCGTTGCCGCATCCTGATCGTCCTGAACCAACTGAACCAGCGATCTACCAAAAAATGCGTGTGGTTCTGGGTCTACTTCAAACACAGCAAACGGAACTTCATCTGCCTTATCATATGAAAGCATTTTGTAACCAGCGCCAGCCAATACAAAACGATAAAGTTGCGGAACGCCGACACCATCTGCGTCAATCTTCATATAGGCTTCTGTAACAACTACTTTTTTAGAAGTTGGGTCGGCACTTTCGTCATCATCTTCATCAACGGTATAACCACGGCGCTCATACTCAGCTTCAGACTCCATAGTTGAAATAGTGCCAGTTAAACCTTGGATTTCATCTTCCTCGTAACCCATAGCAAGCAAGTCGCCAATGGTCATGTCGGTGCGATGCCCCGCCACGAAAAAATCGTCTATGCTTCGAGCATTCCGATCCACAAAAAACTCTTCCGGTGGAACGGATGTTATAAGAATATCGCCATCGTAAGTTGTGCGGCTAATTTTAACGTCATAAACAGGACGTTCAATCTCAACGCCCATTTCGTCAATTTCGATTTCTTGCGTGATGGTTTGCTCTAAAACTTCAACGTCATCATCTTCTGCCAAGAACATAAATTCATCTTCGTTCAAGCCAGTATATGTGAATGTCTCGCTTTCGGTTTTGTCCTCATACATTACCTTGGCAATGCCGCAGTTCTTAACCATAGCGTCTTGGAACACATCGTTGAGCATACGATAGCCGTTGTTCTGCTGAAACTTATAGTTAGCGTATTTCGTCATTTGCTCCGCAATAGCAACGTCCTCTGGCATACGAGGCACAAACTCAACCGGGTTTTCTGTGCTAAGAAAGACGCGCTGAATAGATGGCTTTATTGCACGAACAACATCACGGCATTTTGTGGCAACGACCTTTGATCGGCCCTGCTCATGACCAATATCTACCTTGCCATCAAAGTAACGCTGCGCCCTGACCCTTGGCTCAGAGATTTCGCTCTCAATAAAATCAACAGCATCTTGCACCGCCTTTTGGACGATGCCTTCAACCGTGTCTTTATCCATTGGTTCGATACGCATATTTATTGTTCCTTACTGTGCCATTTCTTGCAGTTTAGGTTGCAAAGCCCCACGCGCGGTTAATGAAAGAACACCAGCGATTTGGTTGACTAACAAATCATTTTCAGCCTGAGTTATGATCTGTCCAGTTTGCGCCCTCTCCATAATATCTAAAACCTTACGAGTTTCTGGCCCTTTAGCTTCAGTAAGCGCCCTCGCAACGTCTGCAAATATTTTTCTGCGCTGCTCAAAATCATATTGATCGGTTCTGCCAGTGATAGCTTTTACGATTTCTTTTGCAGACCCAATTGGCTCTCCACGAAGCAATTGGCCAAAAAATCCTTCATCTGTTACATCTTTTATATCGCGTTCTATGGCTTGGCGTTGCGCTGTTTTAGAGTTTATTGCAACAGCCGACCGAACTTTTGAAGTTTGCGCGACCTTATCTATTTCGGCCAATAGATCGGCTGCTTCATTACCCATAATGCGTTGAATTTTCTTTCGTGCAGCATCAGAACTTGTAAGACGATAGAACGCATCTAGTTGCCGCGCAGCCAATTCTTGGTCGGACGGAACACCTTTGACGTTTTCTAATATTGTGCGTATATACTGACGCATCCCTAATTTTGATGCTTCTATTTGTGCTTGAGAAGGCTCTGGCCCTAACTCGTCAAGAATATCGCCAATTTCAGTTTGCGGCTTTAAAGCCTCACGCCCTAACTTAAAGGCGTTTTGCTCGTCAATTTTTTCGCCTCCTAGCTTTACAGCATCATCATATAACCGCGCACCAGTTTCAGGTTCGATTACCGCATCACCTATAGATTTCTTTAAATCTCTAGCCAATCCGCCATAAAGCAAAGTATCATCAGTTGCTTGCCCAAGAGGGTTTCTTGCGGCTTCTGCCAAATTTCCAAGAGCACGTTTTATATAATCAAGCTGCATCACATTGGGCATTTCAGTGTAGGATATTTCCCCATCTTCCCCTAACGATGCTAATATTTGTTGATTTTTTTTGCCAGCGGCTCTCATCATCACATTAGCTTTTTTAATTGCTTGGTCTAAAATAGAAGGGTCAATTCTATCTAAAGTACTCTCTATATTCATACCAGTTTGAGAGCTGTAATCTATAGGTTGACCATAAGCAGCTTCATACGCTGATTTCCGACCTTTAGCTGTTTTTGCAGAAATCATTTCTGCCGCTTGAATCGGAGTTAAATCTGCATCACCTAAAGTTTTATCTAGCGTTTGCGAAAGCCCTGCCGTAACATCATCGGCACGTTGCCCCAATGCCCGTGTTACAACTTGACCTTGACCGCCAACAGAAACGCTTGCATCAAGCAATGCTTGAGCGGCAGGACCAGCATCAGCCAACATCCCGGTTTCACCAGCACGTTCCAAATTTAACAACGCTTGGTCAACATCACCACCAGCATCAAAAGCACTTTTAATAACTTCTGCCGCTTGCTTACTAATGCGCAACGCACCCGCAATCATTGGAACATCTGATTTTCTCAAAAGATTTAATATGTTTCTGCCACCAGCAGCAACCAAAGGAGTGACAGCGCCAAGTGAGCCGCCAGTAATGGCACCAAAAGTTGCACCCTCACCTCCTGCTCGAATTCTATTTTCACTTGGATCAGCCTCACCAGCACCAGAAATAAATCCAGTAGTACCTCCAGCGGATAATCCAGCCGCTCCACTTACAGCACTCGATGCAAGAACCCCTCGTTGACGCGTCCCACTTATAATGTTTGCAAGTTGAGGAAGTCTTTTTAACAAGGCATAGCCTTCAGTTAAACCAACTCCTAATTGTGCAATTAAAGTTTCAACCGGGCGTTCGCTTTGTTGCGCTTGCTTAATTGCGCGGAGAGCGTCCCCAGATTTTCCACCAAAATATTTCTCAACGAGTTCATCCAACCAAGCACCAGAGCCAAAACCCATTGCTTGTGATGCCGCTACTACCGGGCCAGTAGCTCTGCCCAGCGGAGATTGTTCTTCAGCCGCCGACAAAATGTTTTTTTGCCAATCTGAGGTAGCCATTGATCCAGCGGTTTGACCTTCTTTGTAAGCAGCAACACGCTCAGGGTCAGACGTACTAAAGCCACTGCCCATAATCAACTCTCTGCCATCAGGCTGCATGACTAGGGCGCTCCCATCGTCTGGATTGACAAAATAACCTGAGCCACCCGGTCTAGGAACAACAATTGGAGCTTTATAAGGGTCCATTGTGTCAGATATTGCGAACGCTTCATCACGAGTTTTCGCGGCGATACGCATTATATCACCCGTCTCTTTACTCTTAATGTAAAAGATTTTTTTTGTAGGTTTTTTAGCCATTATGGAAATGTAACCTCCGTATTGCCGCCTTCACTTTGCGCTGGTGCTTCTGGAGCTACATACTCATCCGTTCCGAAAAGTGGGTTAATTTGTCTTTGCATTTTAAGAACTTCTTGTTGAGCATATGCAGCACCCTCACCAGCACCAGCTTCCATTAACGTAATTGCTAATTCTCTGTTTCTTCTTTTTTGGTCTATAATTTCTTGTGGGTCTCCCGGCTGCGGGAAATATTGCGAGTTCGCATTTTCAAATTCGGACTCAGCAATCGCAGCACCCGACTCCCTGCGGAGAACAGCGTTAACAAAATTCTTTCGCGCTTGATCGTAAGATTTAAACTCAGTTGATGTCATATAGTTGCCGAGGTTAAAAGGCGCATTAGAATAGATTTTCTGCATAAAATCAGTCCCTTCCCTTTCAACCAAGCGTAAATCATTTTCGGCCTGTCGCATCCTGCCAGAATAAATCACTGCACCAGATTCACTTTCCTTTAAGTTGAGCTGCGACGGATCAATTCCTGATATATATTCAAGTTCACCTGTTACTGGATTTCTTCGAGTAATTGTTGCCGTACTTGGGGCTTGGAAAACAACCTTACCTGTTTTGCGATCAACTAATGTTTTGCCGACAACAACGTAATCACCAGTTAATGATTTTCTATAAGCGTCATATGCTTGCGCTGCTGGCATCCCGGCTCTTATAGCTTCGGCAAACAATCCACCATTAGGCTGAGAAGCCAACCAATCCGCTGTTCGATTTCGATCTTCGCCTTGCTGTTGTCGCTCTACATCAGCCGCAGCCCGTTGCTGGACGCCGCCCAACATTCCAGACCTGTCTAATGAGGCAAATGTCTCGCGGGTTCGCGGATCGCGCAGGAAGCCCATAAGACCGCCCGATCCTTGCTGCTGCTGCATTTTCTGCATCTGAATAGCACTAGGCTGGCTCATATTTCGGCCCGTAGGTTGTCCGTCCATTGCTGAAGCTCCTCCAAAGATTTCGGCTTCTAAAGATTTCTTCATCTGCCCATTATTCGGTATTGGTTTCGGGCCAGCTTTGTTTGCTTTTCCAAAAATGTGCGACCCGATGGTTTGCCAATCACCACCACCTGATGCGCCCCAAATAGGATCAGCAAGCTGCGGGTTGTAATAATGAGTTGCACCGCCTGTCGGGTCTTCATATTCACCAGCAAGCAAAGCATCAGCAACTTCATACGCTTTGGAACTTGGCGTGAAGTCCATGTTTTGGCCTTGTTCTCCGCCAGCATAACCAGTGGTGCTATTCCACGCAGAGAAATGACCCGGCTGCAAAATGACTTTGCCAAGATCACTGCCACCAGCAAGACGGTTCATAATTACTGAACCAACAGCCACCATGCCATTATAGCCTTGGTTTCCAGCCTCGGCTTGCAGTGTCTTTGCCAGTAGGTCTCGTTGCGTTAGTTCCATTTATTTAACCAAAACCCGGAAGGCCGCTGAAAGCTGCTAGAGTTCCAAGCAAGCCGGGTTGCCCCGGTTGCGTTACTTTGGCTCCCGGAAGAGCCCCCAGCGTACCAGTGCCAGTTTGCAAAGCCTGACCGGGATAACCTAAGTTGCCTAGTGTCTGCTGACGCCCAGCATCTAGCATTGCTTGTTGTGCA